CCTGGAGATATCAACATGACCTTTACCTCGCAGTTTAATGAACTGCATAGGCGTATTGTTGAGTCGTTACCACCAAATATTCGGTTTGCTTCTCGTGTGAGTGAGAAAGATGTTGGAGATTGGGCAACTAAATTTTCTCGGCTTGGTGAACGTTACCGTGAGAATGATTATTCGAAGTACGACAAAGGGGAAGGATACAACGTTATGCCTTTGGAAAGAGCCTTTTATTTAATGTTCGGGATGGAAATTCATGAGGCCGACTTGTGGTTTTCGGGCCAGGATATAGGGGTGATTCGAGCGGTTTCGTTTCTTTTCAAATTGCACTTGGAGTTGCAACGTCGTTCTGGACAACTGTCAACTCTTTTGGGAAATACGGTAGTCTGTATGTTAACCGTTTGGTTTGTGTATAGAATTAAGCGGAAGGACGTCAATTGGGCTTTGATCAAGGGTGATGATAGTATTGTTGCCTACAGAGCCCTTGTCCCGTATGTTCCTGGAGTGAGTGAGAGACTGATGTTTCTTTTCGGCCTGATGGGGAAGCCGGAAGAGTTCAAACACGGTTATTGTGCATCGCGTTTCTTTATTCACACTACCGACGGAATTCAGTGGGTCTATGATCCAGTGCTTCTTGCGGTGAAGCTTGGGGCCTGGTTGACTCCCGCTGATTTTGCAGTGTTGGGGGAGAAGTACGATTCTTACAAGTTATTCGCAGATGAATACCTGGATTACGAGGTCAGGCTTGGGTTAACTGAAGCTATGCTAGAGAGGTATTCCTTACCAGTTTCCTCCGGTTGGTTGCTACTTTCAGGTCTGATACAGGTTTTGTCGTCAGAAAAAGAATTTAGGTCAGTTTGGCAAACTGAAGGGAAGACGATTGGCACCTAGCGATGTGAATGACAAAGTTGACAAAGTTGTATGAGTCTATAAATATGCATATATAGGTTGGGTGAGTCCGTTAAAACACTCTGTTCAAGTGATCCTTGGATGAATTTTGCAGTTTTTCTTAAGTTGCCAATTGGTTTTCTTCAATGAAGTTGAAGATGTTCCTTGGTAACCTC